CCATCTTATTCATGGTGCTGATGTAGCTTAATTGCCAACAGATAATTAATACCAAGCCCGCCGATGAGCGGGTTTTTTTATGTCTGGAGAAAATATGCCAGTTTCACTTTCCTCTCAACTCGGCAGTAAAGAACAGGCTGATACAAGGCTTGCCAGCTCTATCATGTCTGCGTTGCGAGTTTCAATGCCTGGCATCGTCCAGTCATTTGATCCCGACACCGTAACCGCAGTTGTTCAACCCGCTATCAAAGGCTATGAGCCGGATTCGAATGGCGTTAGCCAGTCGACGACATTACCGCTGCTGGTGGATGTGCCCGTGGTATTTCCTCGCGGCGGCGGCTGCACGCTAACGTTCCCGGTTAAAGCTGGTGATGAGTGTCTGGTGATTTTTGCCGATCGCTGCATCGATTTCTGGTGGCAGAACGGCGGGGTACAGGAGCCTGTCGACGATCGGGTGCATGATTTATCGGATGCGGTATGTATCGTCGGGCCGCAGTCGCAGGCGCAGAAAATAAGCGGAATCAGCACCAGCGCCGCACAATTGCGTACCGATGATGGGGCTGCTTTTGTGGAAGTGGCCGCAGGCCATAACGTTACTGTTAAAACCCCCGGCGCGCTGACGGCTACTGCAGAAGGCGGAACCACGATCACATCACCCATCATTACGCTAAACGGTGACGTAACCATTAACGGCAATCTGTCGCAGGGGATGGGTGAGGGCGGAGGTAGCGCAACGATGCTTGGTCCTGTCACGGTGACAAACGATGTAACGGCTGGCGGTAAGAGCCTGATGACGCATACCCACGGCGGGGTACAGACTGGCGGTGGTAATACAGGAGCGCCTAACTAATGCGGTACAGACGTGAAGACGGCGAAGGTGATTACACTTTTGGTGGTGGCGATGATACCTGGCTGATTAACTCGCCAGAAGCTGTCGCGCAGGCGGTAAAAACACGATTCGCATTGTGGTACGGGCAGTGGTTCCTCGATAAGACAGAGGGAACACCGTGGATTCAGTCTGTGCTCGGTAAGCAAAAGCCGGAGACCTACAATCTGGCGATCCGCAAGCGCATCCTCGAAACGCGGGGCGTGAAATCCATCCTCTCTTTCAATACCACAGTGAACACGACGACGCGCCGCGTCCAGTTCTTCGCTGAAATCGACACTATCTACGGAACAACGACAGTAACCAGCGAGGCATAAATGGCCCTCAATTTGGACACACTCGGCTTATCGGCAACGGTAACCGCTGAGGGGATCAGTGCGCCTGATTACCAGACGATACTCGATATCCTGACGAGCTATTTCCAGCAGATTTATGGTAGTGACGCTTATCTGGAGCCGGACAGCAAAGACGGCCAGATGGTGGCGCTGGTGGCGCTTGCTATTCACGATGCCAATAACACAGCCATTTCCGTCTATAACTGCTTTTCACCTGTTACCGGGTACGGCGCAGCGCTGACCAGTAACGTAAAAATTAACGGTATCGCGCGCAAAGGTGCAACGAACTCTACCGTGGATTTACTGCTCACTGGCACCGCAGGAACAACCATTACGAACGGCACCGTGAAAGACACCAATAACGTGATCTGGCGTCTTCCGGATTCAGTGGTGATTGGTGTTGATGGCACCGTGACGGCAACTGCAATTTGTTCCAAAAGCGGAGCGGTTGCAGCTCCTGCCGGGACGATTACCACTATCAATACACCGACCCGTGGCTGGACGTCGGTAACCAACCCGGCAGCGGCCACCGTTGGCGCACCTGCAGAAACGGACGCAGAACTGCGCATCAGGCAGGGGCAGAGTGTCGCGATACCATCCATCACACCATTTGAAGGCGTGGACGGGGCGATCGCTAATATTGCTGGTGTGACGCGCCACAAGCTCTATGAAAATGATACAGGAAAGACTGACGGTAACGGGCTTCCTCCGCATTCCATCTCGGCCATTGTTGATGGTGGTGATGTGACCGAAATAGCCAGAACCATCCGGGGAAATAAAGGGCAGGGGGTCCGGACCTGGGGAAAAACATCCGTAACCGTACCGGATAAATATGGTAATCCCCACATAATCAGTTTTTCGCGACCAACTGATGTCCCTGTTTACGGAAAAATTACCTTAAAAGTTTTTGCCGGGTACACCTCTCAGATAGGTGTGCAGATTCAGCAGGCTGTTGCGGATTACATTAACAGACTGATGATTGGTGACCAGGTACTGCTGAGCCGGATTTATTCTCCTGCTAACCTTGGGGTCGTCAGTGGTGGAAATGCGCGCTATTACGATATTCAGGAGCTACTGATCGGCAAATCTCCGGAAGCTGTTGCTGCGGCGAATATTAATATTGCTTACGACGAATCTGCCTCCTGTAAGCCGGAAAATATCATTATTACGGTGGCAGCATGAGCAAATATACGGACTTAATTACTAACTATCATGCGACAAAACCTAAATTCGTTGAACACATCGATTTAGTGACCAGGCCGTTAGCTGAAACCTCAGCCGCAATAAATGGGCTAATAAACGCTTTTGATATTGATCATGCGACAGGAATACAACTCGATATTCTCGGCCAGTGGATAGGGTTAAGCCGGATTGTAAGCCAGCCAATAAGCGGTGTCTATTTCAGCTGGGACACTGACGGACTCGGATATGACCAGGGCGTCTGGCAGGGGCCATATGATCCGGATTCGGGTTATACCTCGCTGAGCGATGAAACCTATCGCATCGTTCTAAAAACGAAGATAGCAATTAACAACTGGGACGGAAGAAACGACTCCCTGCCTCCCATTCTTGACGCCGCACTGGACGGGTCCGGTCTGAAGATGCAGATCGTCGATAACCAGGACATGACCATAGGTATCTGGGTTTTTCCTGAAACAGATATTTCATCGGTCTCTCTCGAACTTATTGCTGCGATACGACAAGGGTATCTGACGGTAAAGGCCGCTGGTGTATGGGGCGGAAGTATTGAAATTCCTTCGGTGGAAACGCCTTCTGAAGGAAACAGGTTTTTTGGGTTTGATATGGATAACGAATATATCAGCGGGTTTGATGCCGGTTCATGGGGGACATTACTCTGATGGCTAAAAATGATTTTAAACCGTTTGCGACGGGTAAGGGTGCTAATGTTACATCGCAGCCTGACTGGGAGGCGCTGCCGGCGCTCCTGTCTGGTTTTACTGCGGGCAAGGCATCAAGTGCACAGGTAAATAAAGCGCTGCGTCAGGCGAGCTTCATCGCTGCAGCACTGGCACAGTACACAGCCAGCAAGAGCGGGCAGGATGTACTCGATGATGGTGACCTGAGCGGCTTTATCGCCAAAATGTCCGCTGCGTTCGGTAAGGATTTTCAGACTCTTGATGCCACGCTGACGGCGCTCGCTGGTCTGGCTACTGGTGCAGATAAACTTCCGTATTTTACGGGGAATGATACAGCCGGACAGACAGATCTTACTTCTGTTGGGCGCGACATCATCGGAAAAGCCAGTATTGCGGATATTCTCACATACCTCGGTTTGGGAGAAACAGCAAAGCAAGCTGCGGGCGCCCTGCAAAAATCGCAGAATGGCGGCGATATTCCGGACAAAAAACAATTTGCGAGAACTATCGGCGCTGTGACTTCAACTACAATTTCACTTGGCGAATCAGGCTGGTTCAAAATTGCTACGGTTGTAATGCCACAGGAAACGTCAACAGCGGTAATTAAGCTTTATGGAGGTTCGGGGTATAACGTCGGTGCTTTTGAAACAGCAGCTATCAGCGAACTGGTACTGCGTGCCGGTAATAGTTCGCCTGTCGGAATTATTGCCACATTATGGAAACGATCACCCAATGGTATTCGGGAGTGCGCCTGGATTAACACATCAGGAGATACTTACGATATTTATATTAATATCGGCCAGTATGCGCACTGGTTAATTGCGCAATATGATTACACCAGTAATGCAAATGTCACACTGTATAGCACTCCTGAATATTCAGAAACAAAGCCTGCCAACGCTACGAACGGTCAGACATATACGCTGTATAACAGCATGATGCCACCTCCGGATTCGCATCCAGTAGGGGCGGCGATTGCATGGCCGTCTGATGCTACTCCGGCAGGTTACGCTCTGATGCAGGGGCAATCGTTTGATAAATCTGCTTACCCGTTACTGGCTATAGCGTATCCGTCCGGCATTATCCCTGACATGCGAGGCTGGACAATCAAAGGTAAACCCGCCAGTGGACGAGCTGTACTTTCTCAGGAGATGGACGGGAACAAATCGCACTCGCACACCGCGCGGGCGCAGGATACTGATTTAGGGACAAAATCTACCTCATCCTTTGATTACGGTACGAAATCGACCAATACCACGGGCAACCATACTCACCAGTTCGGCGGTTATATCAATTCATACTGGGGAGATTCCAATCACACCTCATTTCAGCCTGGAGGTGGTGCGTGGACACAGGCCGCTGGCGACCATGCGCATACAGTTTATATCGGAGGACACGAGCACACGATGTATATAGGTCCACACGGCCACGTCGTTATTGTGGACGCAGACGGTAATGCGGAAACCACGGTGAAGAACATTGCTTTTAATTATATTGTGAGGTTAGCATAATGGAATTTAAGATGAGTGATAAAGCACAGACTATTAAAATTTATAATCTTCGCTCAGACACACATGAATTTATTGGTGCAGGTGATGCATATATCCCGCCACACACTGGATTACCGGCAAATTGTACTGATATAGCCCCTCCTGATATTCCCTCCAGTTATATTGCTGTATTTGACGCTGAAACCGAAACGTGGGGTCTGCATGAGGACCACCGCGGCGAGACGGTTTACGACACAACAACCGGCAACCCGATTTATATTTCGGAACCCGGCCCGTTGCCCGAAAATGTCACATCAGTTTCACCAGGAGGTGAATACCAGAAATGGGATGGTAAGGCGTGGGTGAAGGATGAAGCTGCGGAAACAGCGGCCAGACTTCGTGAAGCTGAAGGGACCAAAAGCCGTCTTTTGCAAATGGCATCGGGGAAAATCGCGCCGCTTCAGGATGCGGTTGATCTTGGACTCGCAACAGATGATGAGAAAGCGCAGCTCGACGAATGGAAAAAATACAGGGTGCTGGTAAACCGGGTGGATACATCGACCGCGCCAAAAATCGACTGGCCTAAGAAACCTGAACAACCGCGTACCTTATAGGTTGATTTGAGGCGCAGTGGCGATGGTGTACACTGCGCTTTACGTTACATTGGTTTTAGGGATGAAAAATGAAAAAGATAATTACCGCATTGGCGCTTGCATCTATAGGAGTTGCGTCTCTTGCTCATAGCGCCTCTTTTGATTGCAGCAAGGCTAGGAGCTTTGCAGAAAAGACTATTTGCTCTAGCCCAAAGTTATCAAAGGAGGATGATGATTTAAAATATTTATATGGATATGCAAAAGCATCAGTAAAAGATAGAAAAGCATTTTCAGAAATAGCAAGAGCACTTTGGAATTCAAGGGAAAGATGTAGTGATTATGCTTGTGTTGATGAGTGGTATGACAGCGCTTTTGCTATTTATGGGGCAATTAAAGCAAAAGGTATTCCAGCAACCAATGGTGTCACCGGTTTTACAAAAGAGCCAGAAATTTCTCCTAATGAGAAAAAAAACGAAAGCCAAAGCAATAATATCAAAAAAGATTTTTCCCTCTATGACTCGAAAGAGAGGGCAGCTCCAGTAGAACATGATGCTGTTCTTTACAAAGACACTCCAGAAGCTTTTGAATTTATAGATACTCTGGTGGGATTTGTCAGAAAAAGTTCTTTTACTTGCGATACTGTAAGCTCATTTTCACCAATGGTGATGTCCAATGGATTTACATTATCATGTAATGGATTTAGCTATAAATATGACATAAAAAACAACGGCGGGAACGTTGCAGTTACAGTTGATAATTAATGTTAACAGCCCACTCAAGTGGGCTTTTGCAGTGATGCTATTTCTTGGGAATCTCAACCATGAATCCGTTGGCATCCCAGCTTGATTCCCAAATGTCGTAACCCAAGCTTTTCAGACTCTGGCGGCTTCGCTGATTAATCCGATTATCG